GGTTAAAACAGGTTTACATTACACGATCTTTGTAGGGTGTCGGTGTAAACCGGCCTATCCTGATTCGAGAAACAGTTGCTAAGGCGACTGTGTCGGTATCTTAGGCTTTTTCCTATCTGGCTGGCGGAGTTCTGGTTTCGCTAAACGCGGCCCCACAGTACGCTGGTCAAACAAGAAATCTGAAATGATTTTAACCTTTTCACAAATAATGTCAACATCATTCCATTCTCTGCTGGAGCAGTGCCTCGCTACCGCTTCCAGCACTCTTAACCGTACTTCAACTTTATCCAACTGCATACCCCCCTACAACATCAGTACCGTGCATTTCTTCCATTAACCCTTGCATGCGTCGAACCATTGCCGGACGTTCAAGGTTATCTTTATCATAGAAAGCTGGGTTGTTTTGTATTTTAGAAATTTCTTCTTTAATCATGTCGGGTGTTTTTGCGTGTTGTTGACCCCCTTCTAACGAGGTATCCCCCATTAGTTTCTCTCCTATTTGAGCAAAAGCTTTGATCAACATTGGATTGTTGCCGGCACCAGTTTCAGCTAAAGCTTGCTCTAGCTCTTCTCCGCCAAATTCACGCACTGCACGTTCTGCCGCACTAAACTTTTGATCATAGGCGTTTCCCCACGCTTTGCGTAGATCTGTCTGAGCAGCTATTAGCTGTTCTTCCGCGGAGTTAACCATGCCCTCAAACTGTGTAGATTGATTGCCTACATACCATCCGTATAACTCGTTAGCCTGTTTTTCTGATAAACCGACTGAATGCGCTTTCTCTTGGAAATCGTTTAGCTGGTTCTCGTCTAGAGCAAATCCATCTGGCATGGTAACTTCATCAAACTTGTAACCTGTTGCGTCTTCTGGCCGGCCTAGCTTGCTGTACATATCTGCCCACTCATCATCACTGTTTGGCATAACTAATTTGTCACGGCCTAGCATCGATGATGCGTTTACATACCCTTTAGCCAAAGATTCAACCGTTGAGTACTTTTGTAAAGAAGCGTTATCGCGCAACTCTTCCGGCAGCGAAGTGCGCCAAGATGATTCTTCAGTTTGATCAACCGTTCCCATCGACGGTGCCTGCGCGGCGGGTTCTTGTACTTCTTCAATTTCTTCACTCATTGTTCAATCTCCTGTGGCAGCGACATAAAGTCTGCTGGCTGATAATGTAAAAGGGATAGGATACGCAACGCACTGTTGCGGATACCCTCGTTAAATGCAGTAGCATGAGGATCGTTTTCAAATGTTGTGCCTAAGACAAACGAATTGGCAACGATGTCGTTTAAGACTCGTTTCCCTTCATCTGTCGTAAACACTAAACGGTAATCTTCACGCCGTTCAGTCAGTTTCTGTTTGTTCATTAGCCCATTTTGGATACCGTATCGAGGACTTCAGCGCCTTGCTGTGCTGAATCTAACCCTTGCTGCAACTGCTGTTGTTCAGCCTGTTGCTGTTTTAACTGCGCCATTTCTTCAGCCGACTTCAAAAGAGATGTAGGAACTCCAAACATATCTCCGAGCCAACGAATCGTGTCCTCGCCATTAATGACTTGGGCAGTTTCAGGTTGCATTTGTATAATAGGGGAAGCTATCTCAAACACTCTTAATAACCCATTGGCATCAGTTTGCTTCTGTGCCCGTGCTAGTGGAGATACATATTCTATGTCGTATTCAGCGTCAGCTAGTATTTCTGGTGCTGGCGGAAATTTGCCTCGCCGCATTAAAAGTCCAAATACGCGAGTGACCATTGGCCCAAGCAACTCAGATTGTAACCGGCCTAGTACTGGCCCCATTAATCTTAGCTTTTCTTCTTGCCGCTGCAACACTTCTGTAGCCGTCATTTGCGGCCCTTGTTGCATTTGTAATTGATCAATGTAGAAAGCTGAACGTATTCTGCTCCTAACATCTTGTAGCATTTCTAATCCAATTGGTATGTTGCCGCCTGTTTGCAAAGGAGTTATAGGATCTGAACCCGCCCTGCGAAAGTTAAGCCCTCCAGGAACTGTCTTTACTGGGTTAAGTGCGCCATCATCAGGAACCATAAGGGGTGGGTCAACAATCTTTTGAGCAGCCTTGAGGATAGTCTTAGCCATTTCTTGCAACATTTTAACGTCTGGTAAAGTGGAAACCCCCGGCCCACGGCCATAAGTTTCGCCAGACACTTTTGCCCAGCGCGGAGCAACATAAGGCATTTCTTCAAACCCACCTTGCTCAAGTATATGCTTGCCCTTGGTTAAGATGTAAACAGATGCAATTGGTAAGTCTTTCCGTTGTTTGGAGCCGTGTTCAAAATCTGAGCGAGGTTGAACGCAATGGAGAACCTCAAATGTTGCATCAAGCTTCCCAGAGTCAATTGCCTTTTGAACGTCTTCACCAGAGTTCTCAATTCCCCAACGCTGGCTAATCTGCCGTGCAGTGTATTCAAATTTACGATATACTGTGTCAATAAACCCGCTCATGTCCTCTGCAAGGTAAATCTCTTTTAAATGTTTAGTGGAAAAGTTTAATTCTCCCGATTTAGGATCTTCACCAATAAACATGCCACCAGTTCCAAAAGCAGTCATATCTAAGTATAGTTCGTGAATGTGTGATGAAAACTGTGCTTCTGGTGCATTTAATGCAACGTAAATTCGGCGTTCGATTTCTTCTAGCCATGAAATAACGTCATTGTCTTTCATTAACTCTGAGTCAGTTAAACGCAGCTTAAACCATTTAGATGCAGGGTTTGTTAGCATGCCATGCAATCCGGCACCTAATAATTCATTAGCAACAACAGCAGTAGAATCTACAATACGCAAACCTTTGCGTTGGCCTCTAGTTACAGACTGCGTAAAGTCAGCACGGCGCGGGAATATAACTTCAGCAATTTCTTGCCAATGCGTATCCCAGTTACGGCGGTCACTTTCAAGTGATTCCAACCGCTGTAAATATTGCTCTGCTTTCATTTCTTGTTCCTACCAGATTTCCTTGCGGCTATAGCTACCGCCTGCTTTCGGGTCTTGCCAGCGCCTAATAATACTTTGACGTTGGACTTAAATATCTTTTGTGTTGTTCCATTCTTTAATGGCTTCATGCGCCCAACAATGTTTTTCGTATTGTAGGTGCGTCACCCAAAAGGCCTTTAGCCCCTGTAAGGATAGTCTTGCCTCTAGTTGTTTTGGGTTTAGCTGCTGCGGCTGCGCCTGCGCCTCGTCGTGCTTCTGTTTTGCTGGCAACAACCGTCTTTGTCTTTGCTGCGCCTGCTTGTGATGCTTGCGTCTTAATTGCCTCGCGCACGATTTGGTCACCCCCGTCACCTCCATACGCATCGTTAAAATTTACTGAATCGCCGTTTCCTGATGGACTAGGCTTAGAAGTGCCACCCCCGCCAAGGTACGACATGGCTAAAGATCGTGCGCCGCCAACTAAAAATCCGCCGGGAAGGACTGCTTGCGCTGCTGCCGCAACTCGCTCTCCCGGTGTTGCTCTTTTAGAAAATGGGTTTAATGCAATGTCAGCCGCTAACCGTGGGGGCAAATTAGACCTATTTGGCGTAGCCTGTGATTCATTCGCGCTACCCAAACCAGCGTTGTTTCGCCCACGTTGCGTCTGTGTGCCACGGGCGCTGTCACCTGAGTTTCCGCCCCCTGCTCCTGCATCTCCACCCATTATGACCCCAACAATGTTGTTTTCTTAGACTGAGTGTCTTCTAATACACCCTGCCCAGAAGTTAAAATAGTCGATTTCCTACCCGCAGCAGCAAGCCTACGTTTACGTTCATTGTCTCTAGACGCACGTATATCTCCATCACTAGCTTGTGGTGGTGGTGGCGTAGGTGCCGGTAAAGGCGGGGGTGCCGGAACCTTTGGCGCGCTAAATATTCCACCCATCATAAGACCTTTCGCAATTGAGTTGCAGTGGGATCATAACCTAAAGCTTGGTAAAAGCCAACTACTCTTGTAGTATCTATGCCAGCAGACACTCCAACGCGGATTTCTTTGGCTCCCATAGCCTCTGCCCAAACCTCAAAAGCTTCTACAAGACGCTTACCTATTAAGGCTCCACGGCGGTTTTGATCTACAAACAAAAACATTTCGGACGCAGTAAGATCTCTAGAAAAGAACTGTTCGTAAACACAGCCAGCCATCATGCCTTGTATACCGTCTTTGTCATAAACAAGAGCAACGTAGTCCAAACTGTTTAAATAAGTTTCGCCAAGCCATTTTAATTTGGGAGCAGAGAACGCATGAATTTTATACATAGGGCTTTCTTCGTAAAAACGCCGTCCCATCTCAATTAGGGTTGGGATGTCTTCCCTCGCCATAGGTCTAATCATACGGGAACCAATCGTTAGAATCCGCCAAACCATTATCCATAGCCATAGGGTTGAACACATCATAATCTTGTTGCGCTATAGTTGGTAGCTCACGATAATTAACAGGATCTCGCAACGAAACGGCAAGATATCTAAATGCGTCACAAGGATGTGAAGTCCAATCATGTATTGGGCGAGATTTAAAAGTCTGTGTGGTAGCGTCAAAATCCGTTCTGTATTGGCGTAAGGCTTCAATACCTCTTGCTGTACGTGATTGATCAAACCAACATCTTGGTAAGATAGAACGAACAGCATTAATCCCGTCTTCGACAGAAAGTTTTGGAACAACCATTATCTGAGTTAAGCCAAGGGAACGTAGGACTTCTAGTCTTGACCGGCCAGAAGACATCTCACGAACTTTAACATCATGCGGGAGATAATGATCACCGTAAGTATAGCCTCTTTCACGGAGTACCTGAACATAATGGTTAAGCCCAGTGCCGGAACTTTCGTAGTAATCTATTAGTCTAATTTCTTTACCTACAACTTGTGCAAACCAGATTGATGTCATGTCATCAAGGCCAAGATCCCAACTTGTTATTACCGGCAAAGTTGGCTCATAAGGGACAGAAGTAACTTGATTGTCTTTAGTAACTTTCTCCATCAATTTTCCATAATATGCCCCACGGATAGCAGCAGTGAACGAACATTCGTATTCCTGTTCATACTCTTCCTCGGACATATCATTGCGCGCAAACGCAAGCTCGCCAGCATCTACGTATCCAGTTTCAGAAGCTTTATATAAATACCCAGCCCACTGGCCTGTTGTGTCTTTGGCTGCGCGCTCATACAAATCAAAGAAATTATTTTTCCCCTTGGGCGTACCAATAAAACTGGCCGTACCTTTTCTGTCTGAAAGAGCAGGGCGGATAATCTCTGACCACATTTTCGGGGACATTTGTGCATATTCATCTAACACAACGTCATCTAGGTAAATGCCACGGGCGGCATCTGGATTATCTGATCCGTATAATTGAAGCCTACAGCCGTCTAAGAAATCAATGTGCAGATTGCCTTCATTCGGTTTAAATCCTGGCATTGCTGAAAGGTATTCTTTAGCATAATCCCACG